AAAAAGGAATGCGGGGGCTTCCGTTCGCTTCCAGAAAAAAAACTTCCGTCACTTTGCGTGGTTTTTTGCGTGTTCAGTTCTAGTACGCCGTTTTGTTCGCGCTCTTTGCGTACCCGGTAGGCCTGCCCGCGCCGCGCATTGCATGGCTTACAAGCCGGCACAAGGTTGGTTATGTCATTGGTTCCGCCGGCGTCGCTTTCGAGTAGGTGGTCTGCTTCGGTTGCTCGCGCTATTCCGCACCAGTGGCATGGTGGGTCGTCGGCTAAGAGTTTGGCTCGGTTGCGTTTGAACTCGCTGGTGGCTCGTTGCTTGCCGTTGTGTGTTGTTGTCATGTTGGTTTCTCCCGCGCTATCGCTTGGCTAACGCGCCACTGCGTGGCTTGTTGTCTGGCTTGTTGTCGAGTCTTGTGCAGTACGTCCCCCCGCGGTTTGAGTATGTCTCTCTGGTCGCCGGCTGTTTACTACTTGTGGACGGTCACCATTCACATTTCTGCCGTTTGGACGCTGCACACCAGCTCTTAGGCATGGTGCTCTACCCACGTTTCCGTGTGTTATGCCGGCATAGTGCAAACCCATACGCGGCCATGAGTGCTGGCTGGGCTTCTCAATTCCCCGACTTAGCCCAGCGAGACGCACCGGGTACCAGCATTATTTAGTTGTACGTTCATGCCTACGTGTTGGCGTCGGCGTGTATGTCGTCTAGACGCGCTTGTAGACCCCATAGGTCTTGCTTTAATGCGTTGGCTTGCTGGGGTTGGTGGTCTAGTTCTTCGAGTATGTGGCTGGCTTGTATGTCAGCGAGTTGGCTGAACAATGCGCGCAGCTCTTGACGGTCGGCTTCACTCATGCGGGGTCGGTTTGTGGTGCTCATTGGTAGTCGGGCCTTTCCCATTCTTGAACTTGTGACGTGTAAATAGTTGGGTGTAACAATAACGACATGTCGTTAAGCATGTCATGGTGCAGGCGTATTGTGCCATGCTCTTGCGCGCCTAGTTGCTTTATGTCGTAACCAGTAGCCCAACCGTGGATTAGTACCCGGTGTTTATAAACCTGCGCCAGTATGTATATGTGGTTTAGGTCATCGCCCGGGCGCGCTGCAAGTTTGGGGCTGGTGTTCTCTGTCGAGCGCACTTGGTAACTCAACACGTCAAAACCGCCGCGGTCTGCCTCTAAGTCTTGCCAATGCTCACCCAATGACTTGGCTACGGCATACTCACCGATAACGCCAGTGATGTTGGACTGCCACCAGTTTTGCGCGCTGTACTTTGTGTTGTCTCGGGGTTTGCGGTCTTTTTGCATGGCGCGTATGTTGCGACGCGCACCGCTAATGGCGCAGTATTCCAATTCCTCGTAGTCAAGTGTTACCAGTACTTTGCTCATATGTCACTCAGTCGCGCTATAACTGCGTCTAAGTCTTTTGGGTACCAGCAGTAGCACTCGTATTCGGCTTCGAGTAGGTACCGTTGCCAACGCAGCTGCGCGTCAGACTGTTTGTTACGGCCTGCCTTTAGCTCTGCAAACACTAGGCCGCCAGTTGGGTGGCTGAGCACAAGGTCGGGAAATCCTGCGTCGCCTTGAAAATGGGTTGCCCAACGCTCGCCAACTTGTGCGGGCTTGGCGTGGTAAATCAACCAGCCGCGCAATTTAGCTACTGCGCACACTTGTTTTAAGAATTGTGCTTCAGTCATGCCGGCGTAACTATTTGGCATCGTTAACCATTTTGCAGTCTGGGCAAAACACGGCGTTTGCTATGCGCTCAAAGTCGCGGGCTAGGCGCTGGTAGTCGGCTTGGCAGTCGAGCAGTTGTTGAATAACTATGTTTAATTCGCGGCGTAGGCTGTCGCGCTCTTGGCGTGAGTCGTACAGCATGCTTGAATATGCCCAAATGGCTTGCTCTGGTGGCATGTCGTCGGCGTTCATTATTTAACCTTGGGTATCGGTTTAATGTTTAAGAACATGTCTTTTGCCTCTGAGTAGGTCATGGGTGTTTCGGGGTCAAAATCTAGCCCACGTTCCGCGCACATTTGGGTAAGCATTTTAATTTGGTTTGGGGTCGCGCCACCGCTGTTGCTTGGTTTGCTTGCCTCTGTTTGTTCGCGGGCCGATAGTCGAGCCTCGCCTATTTGCTTAGACCGTGGCCCCATAACTGAGGTTGGCGTTTCGCGTGGGCTGTCCAGTACTGGTGTAGGTCGCGCAATGCTCACTACTTTTGTGCGGTCATCTGATGCCTCTTGGCGTCCTAAAACCTCGTTGCTAGAGGCTATGGACTTGTCAATTCCCATTCCTAAATATCCTAATGCCCGCCCCAAAACCGAGGTGGCTCCATTGGCTTGTTCGCTGTTTTTTGTGTATGGGGTTTTGCCCGGGTACGGCTCAAAAATGTAGGCGGTCACGGGTATGGGGTCGTCGGGGTCACGGCTGACAGTTACCGAACACTCAATAAATAACTGGTCACCAACTTGGGTTATCTCTGGTCGGTGCTCGACAATACGCAGCTGCGGGAAAACCTTTAGCGCTTGTTTAAGACGTGTCTTTACGTCTACGTACTCGGAAAGGTCAAAAGCCATTATTCGTACCTGCCGCTTTCGTCATAGTTTTGTATCCAATCGGCGGCCCACAATGTGATGACGGTAAAAACTGTCATGACACCAACAAACGCAAAAACTCCTAGTGCTGTTCTCATTTTGCACCGCGCAATGCTTCGATATGTGCAATAAGCAATTGGTCAATTTCGCCACCAACTTGAGTAAGTCCTAAACCGTGCAGGTCTTGCACAATGGCGTCTAAACGGTCAATGATGCTTAGCGGTTTTGGTTCTAGCGCGCTTGGGTGTTCTAACCTGCCAATGGCTTGGCGTAAGTCCTCGCATAGTTTCGGGTCGTCCATTGCGTAGCTGTAAGCGTGAGCGCGCAAGTTGCGTACCAGCACGTCAGTTGTTTTAGGTCGAGTGCCAGCCCATAGGTTTGCTAGTGCTTGGTCTAAACGGTCAGTCGGGTTTACCATTGTTGTCTCTTTTCTAGTCGGGTTGAAAATAACTAACGGGTGTACGGTACCACAATTTTTGGCGCGCTGTTGCCTTTCCATGGTGCCCAACCGTGGCGCTTAAATAATGCCAACGAGGCTTTAAGGTTTTTGCGGGGTGACCATAGTTCGGTCATGTGTTTGCGAACTATCCCAGACTCGACAAGAAAACGCTTGTTGCTGCCGTTAATTTGCATGATGCCGTATGAGCCGGTGTACGGGTCGCGCTGGTTCCAAGCCCGGGCAAAGCCTTTAGACTCGCGCAAACATATCTGCATAAGCCGTGGCAAGTCTTTTTTCTGCCAGCCCACCTCTAGCGCCAATGGCTTGTAGCGGTTGCAGTTTGGTTCCACTGCCGCTCTGGCTTGTGTAGCCGGCACCAGTAGTGCAGCTGCGGCGAGTACGCCAAGTAGTCGTTTCATAGTTTCTGCCTTTCGTCGGGATAGGTAAAAACCTTAATGGTGTTGTTGAGACTTTGCGCGCCTTTGCGCTGAAAGCCTTATGCTGTAACGGTTTTAGCGGACGGTGTTGGTGGCGTAACGCTTTTCCATGCTGCTACGAACGCTTGTGGGTCGTCGGCCATGGCGGGTGTTAACTCGACGTGTAACCACAAACCACCACCAGAGCCACCGTTCGCGGTCTCTGTCCAGTCTTTCCAACCGGGTTTACCGTCACGGTTACAACGCCAGCCGCGGCCCCATTTCTCGGTGCCTTTTTTTGTGGTGCCAGCATAGTCGTGGACTTCTTCAATGCCCAATACCTCGTAGTTGGCTACTAGCCAGTTAGCCCACATGGCGGCTGTGGCTTTGTCTTTGTAGCCAATGTCCGCCGCTCTGCCGGTCGCGTGCACGCTGAGACGGTCTGAGCCGCGCATGTTACGTACTGCCCAAGTGCCTAGGTTGGTGAAGCCTTTTTTCTTAATGATGTCTACGAACTTTTCGGTGCCGGGGCGTTTGCCTAAAGCTGCGCCGTCGGTGGTGCCGGTGTAGTTCATGGCCGGCTAATCATGTCGGCGATGCGTGTCAAGAGTTTTGCAGCTGCTTCGCGCACAATTTTTAGTAGGCCTTTTTTGTCGTCGTTATTCATCGTTTTTGTCTTTCGGTTTGTCTTTTAGCCCGTTGGCGCTGAGTAGGCCAGCGAGTGAGCCGGTAAGGAATAGCAGTAGTGGTTGCAAGGTTGCCCATGCGCTTTTGTCGTTGTCTGATACGTCGAGCGGCTGGGTCACAAATAGCAGGCCGTAAATAAGCGACATGGTGGCAACCACAAAAGTTAGAGACAACGCGCAGGCCACGACAAAAATTAAGCGCGCTTTAATTTGCTCGCTGGTCATTCTTTCGGGGTGCCGTGGCGGCGGGATTATAGGCATTTGTCGGCCAGTATTCGAGTACTGCCAAGACTGGCGGTGTCAACGGTTATAGAAGTTTCGGCGCGCAACGCCTTGTTTTTGGTGCGTACCTCTGGGCAGTTGACGCGCTCGCGGTCTCCGCAAGCTGTGAGGATTGACGCGAACAAAAGCGCTACAAAACTAATCCGCCAGATCATTTTCGCCTTCTTCAGTCCAGCCGGTAGCAAGTAGCGCCTCGTATTCTTCTTCTGTCATTTCGCGCACTTCGTCGTCAATTTGTATGTTTGGTCGTGTCATGGTTATGCCTTTCGATATCCGTAAACGGTGACAGTTCCACCAGTTAAAGTCCCACTCTCTGGGGTTAATACAAAACCTGTATATGAAGTTGAAACTTTATGAATGCCAGCCAACGAACCAGAGTTGCTTGAACCTTCATAACCTTGAGAATACAGCCGTGTATATTTTGATAAAAATGGCGACATAAGAGTGAATTGAGCTATAAAACCATCTGAGCCGTAAAGACCGCCTATCCAGTTCCATTCGCTTGCGTTGTTGTTGTTTGCCATTGACGGGCCGGTTCCGGCATAACTTCCATAAATTAAAGTTGAGTAGTAAGCGGTAGTGGAACCGCTTAAAGCCAATTTTATTGCGCCACTACTTGAACTTGATGTCGTGCCATTAACAGCGATTAGATAATTATCGTAATCTGTTAAAAAAGCAGAAGATACGGTCACGCTTGAAACAGCAGTGCCGACAGTTTGCGATTTAACGTAAACAAAACCGCTGTTCGCTAAGTAAGTGTTTGTGTCTGAAGCGGTCAACACTTCGCCAGTAGTAAAAGTTTTTGTAGCCATTAGTACCCCAGTCTATTTGAGTCAAGTTTGCCAAAAGTAGCATTGTCAAGGATTAAGTAAGCGTTAAGGTCGGCGGCCGAAACGTAGTACGTGTATCGAGCCTCACCGGGTACCGCGCTAAACGTATAGCCTTCAATAATGCACGAGTAAGTAGTACCGCGAAAAGCAACTGTTACTCGTTTGCCTATTTGGCGGCCGCATTTATCGGGGCCGTCTCCCAAGTCGTCTAGTGCCATTGTGTTTTGCGCATTGGCTAAACAAGAAATAGAACTTATAGCAACTTTTGGCGTTTTGTAGTTATTAAGCAAATAGTTGGCATAGTCAAGAGCTTGGCCAGTTGTGGCGTTTAGCGTGTTTACTGTGTAGGTGCGAAACGGCGCGCTGCCTGTCTCTACTGTTTGTGCGGCTGGCACCTCTGGGTCGACTGTGACTTGTGTGTAAAAGTTGTCGGCGTAGCTAGCAAAAGTGATGCCGTCATAAACTTGGTTTGTGGCGTTGTTTGTGGTGTCGCTAAAGTTTACGGCAGTGTCGCGCACTAGAAATGGGCTTACAAACACGGTCTCAACGCGTGTGGGGTACTGTATTTCTAAAACGTCAATAAGGCGCGCATTGAGTGTTAGCGCTGCAAGGTTAAGGTAATCGGCCCATGTGCCGTTAACGGTGGTTGCGGATAAAGCTTCATCGCCTACGCCTGAGTCCAGAAAAGCTACAAGTTCGGTCTCGTTAATTACGTCGCCTAGTTGACCGGTTAGAATGTCAGCTGGCATTGCGTAGTTGTTACCACTTTTGCGGCCAAACTGGCCTAAGCCACCTTCGCACATAATGCTTAAATAGTCGCCATTGCCTACGCCGCCAGAATACGGCATATCAAACTTTAGTTGTACGTTGCTTATTCTGCCTACAAAGTTGGCTAAATCTGTTGCGGTGTTGCTTATGCGTATAAAGGTACCCGGCACTAACGCTGCTATTGGTGAGGCGTAGCCCGTTGGGTAGCGCATAACTATTTCGGCCGTGCTGCTGCTGTATTGGTCTAACTGGCGTTGGCGGCCTACGTTCACGTTTATTGAAACAACGTTAGTTAAAGCAACTTGGCCTGTTGACGCGGTGTAGTACTTGACGGCGTAGGTTTGTATGGCCATTAGTAATTATTGCTTACTCGAATAGGCACGCTGCCGTTTGTTCGCATGTAGGCGCGTAGCGCGCTTACTACTGCGTTCGGGTCGCCGCCGTTGACGTTTATGGTCACGTTAGAAGTCTCGTTAGAGACCCGGCTGCCGTCCATATTTGGGGTTGCGTTGATGCTGCCCAAGACTGGCCCAAATGGGTTAGTTACTGGTGCGGGTGCCGCGCCGCCACCAAACACGGTGCCAAGGCTAGCGTCTAACTGCTGGCCAATTTCCGTGACGCTTGCCGGGTCTGCCGCAAACTTTAGTAGAAACTCGGTGTTAGCAATGACGCTGTTGACGCCTTCGACAATTTTGGTGGCTTGGTCAACGCCCGACTTGAACCATTTATCGGCCGTCAATTTTGCTATGCGGTCGGCAGCTGCGTTGATGGTGCCAGAGATACCTACCAGTTTGTCTATGGACGCTTTACCGCCGGCTAGTAGCCCGTTGATTATCTCTTGGCCTACATCAGCGCCAGCGCCGAGTATTTGTTGCAATAGTGCGGGGTCGTCTAGCCCGGCTGCAATAAGTTGCTCTATGCCGGTAGACAATTTGCCGGCTTTGGCGGCTTGTTCGTCGAGCACACCAAAGAAGTTTTTAGCGCCTTTACTGTCGGCTGCGGTAGTCCAAGCGTCGCCCACATTGAATATGCCGCGCACCACATCTCGGGTTGCGTCATAGAAGTTGTTGTAGGTGTCGGTTGCCTTAGTTAGTTGCTCATTGGCGCGCATAAGCGCGGGCGCAAACTTATCTTTGACGAGCTGTGCTGCGTCTTCCAATGCGCGGGCGTAATCTTCGGCTAGTGCTTTCGCTGCCTCTTTTGCTGCCTCTGCTTGCCGTTTAAGTTTCGCGGTATGCGCTGCCGCTTTTTCTTTAGCTTTATCGTTTGCAATGCCGGCAGCCGTGGCTGCCTTGCCGGCGGCTTCTTCAGCTGCGGCTAGTTTGTCTAACCGTTCTTGGGCTAGTACTGGTGCCATGTCAAGCGCGTATTTTCGGAACTCGCTTAAATTACGCGACGCTACTGGCCCCATGACCGATACAAGGTTTAACGCCTTGGCCATTTCTTTCATCGAGTTAACGCTGAAATCCAATTGCTTTGTAAAGTCGGTGCCTACAGCCTTTTTCAGTTCTGTAATGCGGAACTCTGTGCTTACTAAATCGTTTGACAACTGGCGCGCCGCGTTGAACATGTACGTAAAGCCGTTACGAACTTTTACTGCTGCGTTGTATAACTTGCCGTTGCTGCTTACGGTGCCGTCGGCCGCGTTACGGGTGTCTAAAAACTTTTGTTTTATAGTGTCGAGTACGCCGCCTAAACCTTTTTGGCCGTAAATGTCTACAAGTTTTGTGACATTCCGTAGTAGTGAGTCAACAATGGGCAAGACTTTGTAGCCAATAGTTTCTACGAATTCGTCAAAACGTATTTTGACGTTCTTTAGGCGGCCTTCAAATGTGTTCATGTTTGCAGCTGCCGCGCCACCAAATTGGTCGGTTAACGCTTTTTGTGCTGCCGCAAAGTCTTTTGTTTTAATTATGTTGTCGTCGAGCGGGATACCTAACTTCTTTAAGCTCGTAAAATTGCCGTCGTATGCACGCCCAATAGCGGTGCTGACAGCGGTTAAATCTTTACCGGTTGCTATTGCCGTGTCGACACTTAAAGTTAAAAGGTCTTGGGCTTTTTGCGCGTCTTTTGTGAACCTCACCAAACCCGACAAAGCCGGCCTGAGTTCGTCGTCGGTCACGTTTGTGGCTAATTGCGTTTGGTCTACGAACCGAGCCATGCTGGCCGTTACTTCATCGTTAGCGCCAAGTGTGCGTTTTAACTGTTGGGCTAAAAGGTTTGCGCTTTTTTCGTCTGCTGCTGCTGCCTTGGCGGCCATACCGAGACCGCCAGCCAATGCGGTGACAGCGCCGGCAGCGGGAAGCATTGCTTTTTGTAGCAAGAAACCAGACTTAGCGCCGAAACCTTGCAGGCTGGCAAACTCTTTTTTGGCTGCGTCAAAACCTTTAGTGTTCAGGCTTGAAATAATCGGAATGTTGATAGCCATTTAGCGCGTCCTAGTCGTTACAAGGTTACGGTTAACAATAGTCATAACCCGTTGCACTATCTTGTCTACCTCGTCCTCGACAGCGGGTAACACACTTTCGGCAGCTGGTTCTAGTGCGCGGGGCGCTGTACGTGGGCCGACGGTCTCGCCTTCAGCAATAAGGTTGGTCACAAACTGGCCGCCACGTTGTATGCCTGCGTGGTCCCAGATTGCGCCGGCAACGTCGCGCTGCTGTAGAACTAGTAACTGGTATTGCGTCGCCTTAAAATCGGCTGTACGGCCGTTAGAGAACCTTATAGTGCGGGCACGCTGGCCACGTTTGCCTACCAAGGTACGTATGCCAGCGAGAACACGGGCGCGTGACCAACCCGTGCCGTCGCGGCCTTTAATCATGTTGCCGTTAACCATGCGCGACAATGGCGGGGCCGTCGGAATAAACGAGCGGGCCGCGGTCACCAGTCGAGTACCAGCGCCAGACTGAATGTCTTTAGTAATCTGCCGGCGTAAAACACGGTCTACTTTGTTTATCTCAGCTAGTGCCTCTTGGATACCGTAAACCTGATAAGACGCGCTAGCGGGCATTTTGTTTACGCTGCCTTTCAAGTACATCTATAACGGTGGCTAAGTCTGGTAACTCAAAGTCTACACTTGGGGGCCACCAGCCCGTGTGTAATAGAAGCTCTGCTAACTGTCGCCGGATAGTTCCGGCACGGTAAAAGTTGCCGGCTCGCTGTCTACTACTTCTAGGTTCTCAATGCTGTTTATGAACGCGTCGAGTGTGGCGGGGACGATAACGCCAGCGCGTTGGCTGGCCTCGTAAGCCATAAAGGCTAAGTCTTCCATGCCAACGCCCGAGCCTAAGTCACTGGCGCGACGCTTAAAGCGCCTTTCCCATGCGACAATAACGGCAAGGTTAGTGACGACCTCGTAGGCGTCCTCGTTTTGTCTTTGTACTTTGAGCCTTAACTGCATGTCGGGCTACCTTTCAGGTTAGTTGTTATCAGGTTACGTCTACGGTGTAGGTGCCGCCGCGGATAACAATATCCATGGTGGCAAGTTCGCCCATTGAGGCGTTCATAACTGGCAAAGTTTCAAGGTACCCGCCGCTAAGAGTGAAGCCGGGGTTTGTGGCCGTGTACGTACCGGGTGTTGCTGGTGCAGCTGGTGAAACAATGATAGTTGCGATTTGTGTACCAACCAGAGTGCTAAGCGTTGCGTACGACTCACTTGAAGCGTAGCTCGCATACATTGTAATGGTTAACTCGTTTGCCTGTAGGCCAGCGGTGTAAACGCGAGCAGTGCCACCAAATGCGGTGGACTCTAAAGCCTCAATGGTCTGGTTAAATTGTACGCTTGTGCACTGGTCTGACAAGTCAACAGCGCCAAAAAGCACGTTTGGGTTTGATAGATAGGTACTAGTTGCCATGGGGTTTACTCCTCGGGTGTTTCTTCTGCTTCTGTTTTAGCAGATTTTGCGGGCTTAGTGTGTGATTTCTCGACAATGAAACCGCCAGCCAAAAGGTAGGCGACGTCGTGGCCGTCTGGGTTAAAAGGTTCGCCGACGATGCCGACTCTGGGACTGTTTACTACGTACATATTTTCCTAACCGGTTTGGGCCTGCATGGCTATGGTCAAGTCGTAGGCCGGATACTCAGCACCACCAATAATGGCGATAGTTGGGCGGCCGTCCTGAACACCAACTTTAGCGCCAATGACCTTGGCGGCAAGGTTCATGAGCGAGCGTTGCGCGTCTAAGTTGTTTGGGCCGAGAGTGATGCAGCGCACCGGGAACAACATTTTTACGATGTTGAAGTTAAACGCCTCAAATGTTGGCGCGTCAATGAAAACGCACGGGGGGCACAAATTGCGTGGGTCATTTACTACCTGCAAGCCACTTACGGCGCTGAGCGTTGCTACTAGGTCGTCTAACGCCTCGTTAAAGAGGTCTGTAAAGGTCACTGGCATGCGCTACGCCACTTGCGGTCTGTCAATGCCAAGCAGTTGTTTAATGACGCCTGAAAGGCCTGTAACGGTTACCGCGCCACCGTCTCCAAAACTAGCGAACGAGTCAATACTTCCCCGTTGGCGATAGAGCATTCCGCCATACTGAATAACTCCGAGCGTTACGTCACCGCTTGGGCTGGTGCTGGCGTTGTCAATGTAACCAGCCTCTTGCCTACGGCGAAAACAAAAAGCGTTTGCAGCTGACGCGCACTGAGTTAAGAATGTTGTATCGGCTACGGTTGCGGTGCCAATGCCTAACCAATCTTCAATTTGCCCGGCTGTAATCCAAGTGCATGTAGGCGCATACGTAAGCGTGCCGGTTGCTGGGCCGCGCTCGACGTCTGCCGCTGTCAACTTAAACAAGACTTGGTTTTGTATTGGCAAGTCGTAGTTAAAAAGCAGGTCGCCGTATTCGTCTACACCTAAGTAATAGAACTGCGGGCAAGCATAGACAGTGCGCGTACCGTTGAATGTTGCGTCAACGGCCGCGACTGTGATGCTGTCGCCGGGCTGTACCAGCGCGTTAGTGAGCAG